AACCAAACTTCCAAAAGTAGCCCCAAAGTCATCAGAGATAACAAATTTACCATCATCACCACCAATGTATACGTTTCCATTAATATCTGAAGAGATGCTGTAAATGTAATCGGTACCAAATCCAACGCCAATAGGGCTAACAAATTCAAGATATCCTGTCCACCAAAACTGCCCAACAAGCGATTTTGGAGTACCAGATAAATTGACAGAAGAATCTTGAATACTTAATTCAAATTCAAGCCCATGAATAGAGTTGTCGTAAGAAAGAGGAATATCTTCGATTGTATGTTCAGCTAAAACTAAAGCATCTGGAGCAGACATAACTCCATGTCTATGCCACCAGTTCAATGCAAAATCAGAACTGGTATCGACAGACCCATTCCAAACAAAAACACCGTCATCTCCGGCAGTGAAAGTCAAGGCATGAGTTCCGAATTTTTTAAACGAAGAGGTAAATTCCAAATTGGTTTTAGTAGTCCAAGGATCGTTACCCGCCTTATCTTCATACGAGTTATTTAGGTCAAATACCCTGGAACCAGTAGGAGCACGGAAGCCAATATCCAGAGTAGAGATATCGAATCCGGGAGAAACCAATCCTTTTAAGTAGGCATAGATTGAAGATAGACCTCCAGCCGTATCTCCGATTCTCCCACGTTGTACCCACGTTTCACCGTCTCGCTGTTCGAAGGATATTTCATTTCCTTGGACCACAATGCGCCAGTTACCGTCTTCTGATTCGCCAATAATACCGTCATCTCCAATGACAATTTCTTGAGTAATTGCTGCAATAGCAGCCTGTAAGAAACCTACTTCGAGTTTGTTGACACCTAATGTGTTTAATCCTACATCTCCGTTATCAACAAGTCTTTGTGTAGCAGTTACAGTTGTCCAAGCGGAAAAAGGAGTTTCGGTTGATTTTGATAATCGTCTTACTCTGTAAGTAAGAGTATGAGGTTGTGGGTCTTCTTCAGTTCCATCAAAAGGAAACAAGTGAACCATAAGAGGAACAGGCCAGATTGTAGATTCTCCTAGTTCACCTTGCCACGTTGTTTCGTCAAAGTTTAAAGAATACCAAAGAGGTTCATCATCGGTTACTTGAATTTCGTATCCTGCAAAAGCATTACCTAAGAACTGTTGCGTTCCCATTCTTAAAATGATTCCTCTAAATGTTCCTTCGGCAGTTACTACAGGAGTAGCTGGAACTGTAGTAACTCCAGTTTCGGGATCGTCATATCCAACATATGCCTCTTCATAGGTTATTCTTCCCAACGCATCCCTAGATTGTTCTTGTAGTTGAGCTATCGTTTCAGCAGGTTGATATACTGCACTAGGATTATAGGAGGAAGGAGAGTCTACTGGTGTGGTGACATTGCCGTTGTAATCAGGAATATCTCCTGTTTCTGCTTCAAAGATTAAAGGAGAATACGGAATGGCTCTTATTTCGGCAGTGAAATTATCAGAAGGAGTTATGCTTTCTACAATTAAGTCGAGGGTTTCTACGCCTCTGATTCCAGGCATACAAAGCATCTCGTCTGCTATTTTTTCTTTTTCTATAGAAGTCAGTAATTCAAAAACATAAAATACTCCATCTTCTGTTTCTATTCTGTTTGTTTCTGAAGCAGGATTAGCAATATCTATTTTAAGTATGTTTTCATCTGTGCCAGATGTTTCTGTGATTAGAATAGGACGAAGAATTATGCCGTAGTCCTCTTCTGGATCGAAAAATATTTCTTCATCAACATAGAGATGAGAGTATTTTGTATCATCTAATTCGTCTTCAATAGCACCTATGACTCTGCAAGTCATGCCAGAGCCTATTAGAGGCACATCGTGAGCTATTTGTATCCTGTCACCTATGGAGCAAACAATGTATTCCACATCCGCTGAAAAAGTAAACACTTCAGGACGTGCTTTTTCTGTTGCCAAAATGTATCTTCCCAGATTTACTACTAGTTCGTATTTTGTTACACCGCTAGCGTTTAGTTCCATAGCATTGTCTTGGGACGGTTCTTCTTCATTACTGTACACGATTACTTCATCGTCTATCCATGCTGTTTCATTAATAAACGACATTTTGATAGCATCATGGTCTTCGTTAAATTGCAAAGCTCCAGAAAAGCCAAAAGAATTTTTAGGAGTGAAATACTGTGTGATGAAATTTTTATAAGTATCAATAGTTATTCGTACTTTTCCGTCAGACACGAACCATAAAGCCCGATTCATAGATACAATATTTGTAAGCATGTCTTCTAACATAATAGACTCTGGAATTACTAAATTACATTCCATAGGAATACCTAAAGCATTTCCACCATCTTGGCAAAAATTATAAAAATATGTGAGATTATCCCAATCGATCATTGATAAATTAGTAACATGGTTCACATTTATATATGGATTAGTCAGTACATACAAAAATGCAGACGCAGGATTACTAGTTTGGTCTGTGGTTGCCCATTTTTCCTCTGTAGTTCCTGTAATACCAGAATCGTACACATAGGTATCAAGATAAACAACAGCATTTATCGAATCTAGTTCATTATTGATAGTTTCGGATGCTCGAACTCTAAGAGCCATTGTGGTCAATTTCTCTTTTACAGAAGGTCGAATTGCCCATGTTTCGTCATCCGGCCCAAATGTCCGACAATTAAAAAATTCTACTACGGATCGATCTACAATACTAGTGGTATCCTTAGTAGACGACGCTCTATAAACTTCAACAACAAATGTCTTAGATGTGGAACTATTCCATAAATCGGTATTTGCTTCTATATCAATAGTAATTTGTTTTCTTTTAGGACTCAGTGTAGCGCCGGGATTACTGTTTCCTATTCTAATAAACGGTGTGCCTGATGTATCGAGATTTGCTGTAATAATAGGAGAACCCTTAAAAGTTATCCCAAGAGAAGGATGAAACCAGTTTGTGGGATTTTCTACAGGAGCTAATCTAATATAAAAATCTATATTAAAATTATTTTTGTTACCTTTATCATCATACTGCACTACTCCTGATGGAAAATTCAAACCCACATCAATTATTTTAGTGTTTCCACTTGTAGTAACAATACATTTACTTTCTTCAGGTACAGCAGAATAATTAAACACTGCCGTACCTGGAAAAGACGGAATCACTCGATTAGGATACAAGGCATGCTGACTTGTTATTCCATTGTCAATGTCATAGGTAATAGCGCCACTAACAGATTCATTAGAGAATAGAATATCTCCTATTTTTAGAGTATCTTCATCGACAAATACTTCTTTGTATCCAAATATAAACAACATTGAGATGAACTGCCCATCTCCTGAATCTTCACAAGACAGGTAAGGTCTTCCTGCGATATCTGGAAAAGTTAAATGTCTGCCTATTATTATAGGCACTCTCCCATTTAGGTTTATTCTATTGTTGGAACCACGAATCCCTATTTGTTGACTAGGTCTGTCACGTCTAGCTGATATTTCTCTATCAGCAGATGTCTTTATTCCTGCGCCTATCCCTATTAGGGCTAATCCTATAACAGCTCCTATAGCAAGCCAAGGGGAGAGAATAAGTGTCAATATACCAAATACTAAAAATCCAAAAAATCCACCCGTTTTTAGTCCTTCTCCTGCTTTACTTCTATCTTCCGCAGAAGAATCAGCTCCCGATGGAATAACTTTGATAATTACAAAATCAGACGTAGGAATTGTGTCCAAATCGGATACCCTACAGTCTTTATCTATAAAAATAGTTTGCTCTATGGGATACAAACCTCTAGAATATTTATAAAAAAGTTCTCTGAATGTATATGAGTTTTCTATTTCTATTATTTTTTTATCAGATAAAAACGGGTTATCAGCGATAACGAGAGTAATTTTATTGGATTCCATAATAGCCCTCAACTCTTCCTTTCAATATTCCATGTTCCACTGGAACACAATTTGCATTAGTGTTACTAATTATATGCAAAATTCTCCCATTTCCAACATAAACAGCCATATGTGATACATATCCTTTAAATTTGTATAAAACAATATCCATTTCATCTGGTTTTTCCTTTTTTATATTTGGGATATTAGGTCTATTTATGTTAATCAAGTTAGATACAATTTCGATTTCGTTAGCACTGGAATAATCCCAGAAATCAGGTAAAATTTTTCCTGTTTCTTCTTGAATAACAAGTCTAACTAGTCCATAGCAATCACATCCATTAAAATCTCTACCATGTGACATGAATGGAATTTTAATATATTTTTCAATATTTATCACGATGCAAGCCCTGGAAAATCAGAAACACTGATTTTAACAGAAGATAAAATTTGTTTTACTTTAAAATCGTACGTCAAAGAACACGTAATTGTATTTACGTCATAGGTTACATTTGACATCGAAAACATATACGGACCAGCCTCTTGTTCTATTGTTTCTCCAACTAACACTACTCTTGCTGTAACGGATGGAGGCCCTTTAATAGTCCTCAATAATTCCATAAACTGTCTATCAATATTGCAAATAGAAACTCGTGCGTCTGCCACCGAAGAACCTTCTTCTTCAGGAGGGGTATATTTAAAAGCCACAGCAGTGTAAGTATTGCTCTCGAATATTATATCTTGAGTATTGTTAACAACATGTATCACGGTAGGGGAAATGCTTGAATGAGTAATGTCCATAATAACAAGCGGAACAGATTGCATTTGAGTACTGTAAACTTGGTTTCTAAAATCTTGACTAATATCTCTAGGCACTTGGTAAAACCTCCATGACGAATCTTATTTTCCAATCTACAGTGTCCCCGTCTGGAGAAACACTATAAGGATTGCCTCCTGTTTCTATTTTTAGTCTACATACTATATTCGGGCGATCATCCTCTGTCTCTCCTATACCCGCAGACCAAATAGGATTCGGGAAATAAAATCGAACTGACCCAAACATGATTCCAGGTAGGCTGATGTGGTCGGGCGGGTTTTCAAAAAACATCTCAAATGTTTCAAATTGAGATTGAGACATCGACATAGATACTTGATAATCTTTGGTTACAGCAGTAAATCTTCTTCGAACTTTAGGAATACCTGCATCCATATCGGTTCTTATGATTCCTGAGTTGGGAGTATACTGAAATCCTTCTCTGTCTACGTATCTAGGCAAAGTTTCAGGCCATGCGACTATCATTATGCTCTCCCAATTGAACGAATATTATATCTGTCTCTCATTTCTTTATCCACATCCCCTCCACCCACTATTCCTTTTACGGCTTTTCTTATAAAAATTTGCAGATCTCCATTTTCATTTGTTTCTTCTTGAACTTCAACACCGGCATAATTATGAATAATAACATTAACATGCGCACCTGAACCAGATCCGGCAGATTTTACTCCAAGTTCTCCGTTCGAATTGTAAGCCAAAGGCAAAATAGCCTCTCTGCCTGCTTCACCGGCCAGCGTATTACCTGACATTGTAGCAGAGGATAAGATTCCGCCCTTAGCATTGGCAGAAGTTGTCGACGAGCTGTTAACAACGCCTTCAGCAAAACCTCCCAATAAGGCTGTTCCGAAGCCTAATGCAATTAATCCTAATCCTAACGGTATATTGCCCATCACTAACATCTGAAGACCTGCTGTGAGAAATAACTGGGGTAACATACGTAAAATCTGCATACCCCACTCAGCAAAAACGTCTCCCATTTTTGCACCATCCCCACTCATAGTTGCCAGCGCTGATCCCATTTGCCAGAATCCATCCAAAGTAGCAGATAGAACACCATTTAAAAATTCAGCCATGAGATCAGAAAGAATAGAAAGTGCTTTAGCTGATTTTTCAAGAGACAGCTCCAAATCTTCTAGTTGTTTTGTTTGTTCATCATTTAGATCGTTTGATTTTTCTTTCCTAGCGTTTAATTCGTCTCGAAGAGCTATTTCATCTCTTAGTTTTTGACCTAAAGGATCTTCACTATCAGTCACAAAAGCTTTGAATACTCCCTCTCCAGTTACAGTAGGAGCTTCTGTAGGTGTGTAACCAAATTTGAACTTGTTGGCTTCCTCATTGGCCTTGGCCATGTTTTGAATGATTTCTAAAATAACATTGTTGAGTTCGTCGTACCCTTCTGTTCCTTCTTTCAGTCCTTCAGCTTTTAAAGCTGTCATGGCTTCATCAACAGCATATAATCTGTCTTCCCAGTCTTCATATGTCAGTGCTGTATCTTCCACTTCAATGCCGTGGGCGCGAAGTAGGCCGCTAAGTCTATTTACTGATTCTTCTTGTTCCTGCCATGCTTTTCTGAAGTCACTGGCTGTAGACTTAGCAAGATCGCTAATTCTTCCAAAATAACGATTTGCTAAACCTGGATCAGATGTAAACAAATTATCCATAAAAGAAAACAACGTATTAATATCTCCACTTCTGTTTGCTTTTTCAAATAAATCTCTAATATGAGACATCATTGTGGTAATTTCGTCTTCTATTATTTTTGTTGTGTTAGGGGTCATTCCAAATGCTTCTGCAAAAGCCACTTCCAAATCAAACTGTTCTTGTAGGAATTCCCCATACTTTGTTGCAACATCTATTCCGCCTGACCATCGAATACTCTCTAAGCTAACTCCTGTGATCTCGGAAAACCATTCTTGCCATGTTTTCTTAATTTTGCCTGAGTTTATTAAGAAACTAGCGATATGATTTATTGATCCAACTATCTGGCCTTCCATTTCAGGGCCACCAGTTCTGGTGAGTAAATCAGATAAAGTATTTAACTTGGTTTCTTCCATAATGGAGTTGGAGATAATGGTCTGCAAGTCAATTATTGTTTCTTTTACTGAGCCTTGAATTCCCCATTCAGCTGCAAAAACATCATCCCAGCTCATTTGTGATTTTACAGCCTCAAGCATGTTAAATTGAGATTGTTTATCTGCTTGCACAAAGGACGTTGGATCAAAATTCCAAGTAGCCGATTGGATAGCAAAACGAACTTCCTTGTTCATCATTTCAGTTAACTGGCCTGTGGTTGTACTTATTTCGGATCTAACATTTTCAATTTGATCAGAGATCAATTCATTTTGTTTTCTAAAATCTTCTAATTTAGTTTTGTACTGTTCCTGAAGTCTATTCAATGTAGCAATAGGAGTATCTTTATTTACATCGATAAAAGAAGGTGTAGCAGGTCTTCCAGAACCAGCAACAGTTCTGCCTTGTACAAATGTTGAAAGGTTTACATCTCCTTGAGGTCTTCTCAGTACGTTTCCACTTTGTTGAGTGGTAATAACAGGAATCCTTCCTGATTCAGCAAATTGTTGTTGATATGTTACAGCCAATGACTGAGATTGTATAATATTAGACCGAGTTAATGAAGATGCCCGAGATAGTAAATCGTTTTGGTCACGTAGAACGGAATTCGTAGCTTCTACGGCTTCTTGTTGGCTTTTTTGAGAAGCTATATGTGCTAAAGAAACAACCGCAGCAATTGCCACTATAGCTCCGAATATGCCAAGTGTAGCTCCAAGAACTACGTTCAAAGTTGTAGCTCCTATCGCTATCCCGGACAACGCAGACCCAATATTTACGAAAACACCAGCAATTTGTAAGCTTTTTATAACACCCATAATCTGAGCAACAGCTCCAAAACCAGAAACAACAACAAATAATATTGCAACAGTTGTTTGTAAAATATCAGGCAATCCAGCAAATACTTCAACAAGAGTTACAACTGCACTACTCAAAGCTACGATTGTTGGAA